AGAACTAGCCATTAAAAGACGGCTTAAAGCGTCCACCTGCTTTACCTTTCTGGGAATTTTACGCATAGCGACTGCCCCAGCAGACTTGTTAGAGACTCTATGCGGATGTGCTAACACACTAGGAGTTTTTCAATGAGTATTTCAACCTTCGACGGCCCCGTTCGTTCGCTGAACGGCTTCTATTCCCAAGGTGCAGGTAACATTATCACCCTTGGCGCTACCGCAACTCTTTCTGTTGCTACTCACGCTGGTAAGATTCTGCTGGTTCCGACTACCTGCGCTATTACCCTTCCGGCAGTTAACGCTTCCGTTGACTCTTCGGCTACTGGCCCCGGTGCTGATCCGAATACTTTGGATAACCTTGGCGCTATCTTTACGTTTATCTTTACCGCAGCTTCTGCTGGCGCTACTTCTCAGACTATTACCACTGCCGGTAGCGATGTTTACACCGGTCAGATTTTGGTTGCTGGGACGACTTCAATGGCGTTCAACTCAACTGCTGGCACCGTTATCACGCTGAATGCAACGACTTCGGGTGGCGCTGCCGCTGGTAGCCGTTTGGTGTTGATGCCGTATGCTGCTACTAAGTGGTCTGTTCAGGGTTCGTTTGTGGGTTCTGGCACTGTTGTTACGCCGTTCTCTTAATCTTCTGGGGGCTTCGGCCCCCTGTTAACACACTAGGAGATTAACCATGCAGACAGACGTTCTAGCAAGCGTACCAATTACCGCCAGCGGTCAGTTTACTGACCAAGCAACTAATAATCTTGCTCGTTGCAGGGTTAAGTCAATCTACATCGTCCCTACCGCCACGGCGGGTAGTCTTGTTCTCAGGGATGGTGGGGCAAGCAGCACCATTAGAATTACAGTCAACACCGTAGCATCTGCTACTCAACCGACCTATATGTTGCTTCCCGGAGAGGGAATAGTGTTTCAAACCGCTGTATATGGAACGGTTTCAAACCTTGGTTCCGCAACTGTAATTTACGGATAAAAATGCAAACAAGCACAGATTTTCATCTGGCGGGTAAGAAGTTGATGATAGGACTTCCCGCCTATGACCACAAAGTAACTGTAAGCATGGCTGTGTCACTTATGAAACTCAGCCAGATGGTGATGCGGCATGGGATTGATATACAGGTGAATAGCATCTGTGGTTGCTCTGTTGTCTCCCGTGCGCGTAACGTCATTGCCAAACAGTTCTTGGAGTCTGATTGTGACCACCTGATGTTCATTGACGCGGACATGACGTTTGAGCCGGAGTCAGTTATTCGGTTGATGGGGTGGAATCAAACCCGTGGGGTTGTTGCTGGTGCTTATCTAGCCCGTAAAGAACCAAAGACATACATCCTGTCATTGGATGGTGGAGATGGTATCAACGGCTCCCGTGGCAAAGTCACGATGGATAAAGATGGTCTTGTCAGGGCTTACCGCGTAGCTACTGGCTTTATGATGATCCAGAAGCAAGTCTTTACCAAGTTGGCTGAACTGCATCCTGAGTGGAAACACATGGATAACGGCAGTCCGCAAATGCTTTACAGCTTTTTTGACTTCTTGGTAACCCCAGAAGGAATGATTGGCGAAGACTTTCTCTTCTGTGACCGTGCGCGTGAGGCTGGGTTTGAGGTGTGGGTTGACCCGACTATCAAACTGGGTCACATGGGCGTGATTGAGCATAAGAGTGACTTTGGTAACGATGTGCTTTATCCGTCCTTGGAAGCCGCGCAAACGATGAGTACCGCAGCATGAGTACGATTAAAACCTCCCCAGTTACTTGGGTGGTAGAACGCCTGATGTGCGACTGCGGCGGTGAGTTTCAACATAAGTTTAGCGTCAAATACAAAACCAATCCGTTCACTCATGTGTGCGATAAGTGTAATGCTATTGAAGATACGGACGCCATATATCCTAAAACAGTTTGGAGCGAAGCATGAGCCAAGCATGGACGCGCAAAGAGGGTAAGAATCCCAAGGGTGGTTTAAACGCCAAGGGCAGGGCTTCTTACAACGCAGCCAATCCGGGTAAGCCCGGTTTAAAAGCTCCTCAACCCGAAGGTGGGAGCCGCAAGAAGTCATTCTGTGCCCGGATGACGGGTATGAAGAAGAAGTTGACTTCAGCCAAGACCGCCAATGACCCGAATAGCCGTATCAACAAAAGCCTTCGGGCTTGGAAATGTTAGGAGATAAGAATGGCTGATAAACCTACGCCCGCGCCTACACCCCCGCTTACTAACGCCGAACAAGAGTATAGAGATAAAAAAACCAGAGAGGCGGAAGATAAAGCTGGAGCGCCTACGCCCGAACGCCCCGTCAGCACCATCAAAAAGGCTCGTGGCGGTGGTATTGAATCTCGCGGCAAGACTAAAGGGCGGTTTGTATAATGCCTTCCTCCTCCAAAAAGCAACATAACTTCATGGCAGCGGTAGCTCATAGCCCCTCATTTGCTAAAAAAGTTGGGGTATCTCAATCTGTCGGCAAAGACTTCAACGCTGCTGACAAAGGTAAGACTTTTAACAAAGGTGGCATGATGAAAGAATCCAAAGGTATGACGGGTAAAGAAGTGGCGTTCATGAAGAAGAAGGGCGCTCCCGCTTCTATGATTAAGCATGAAAAAGCCGAGATGGGTATGGCTAAAGGCGGCAGTACTGGTCGCCCCGACCCGCGTATGCTGGCTGCTATGATGGCGCAACGAGCCGCTGGTTCCCAACCCATGCGTAAACCCCAACCCGATGGTATGGCCCCCCCGATGGCTTCGCAATCGCCAATGGGTATGAAAAAGGGCGGTATGGCGGGTATGAAGAAAATGGACATGGGCGGTATGTCTAAATACGCAAAAGGCGGCGGTATTGAATCCCGTGGCAAGACCAAAGGCACAGTCATCCGCATGGCTTCGGGTGGTTCGGTTAGCTCCGCTTCACGCCGTGCTGACGGTATTGCGCAACGCGGCAAGACCCGCTGCTAAGATGCGCCCGTCTCGTGGGATGGGGGCCATAGCCCCCTCAAAGGTGCCTAAACTCATCAAGAAGCGGGATGGGAACGAACCTGTTAAGGTGTTTAAACAGGGCGGTAAGGTCAATGAGGCGGGTAACTACACCAAACCGGGACTGCGTAAGCGCATCTTCAACAGTATCAAAGCGGCTGCGGTTCAAGGCACTGGGGCGGGTCAATGGTCAGCCCGTAAAGCCCAGTTGATGGCTAAACGCTACAAGGCTGCTGGTGGAGGGTACTCAGATTGAAAGCGCCACAGCAATCTCTTAAAGACTGGGGTGACCAGAAATGGCGCACAAAGTCTGGTAAACCATCGTCAAAGACGGGTGAGCGATACCTGCCAGAGAAGGCAATAAAAGCCCTCAGTTCACAAGAGTATGCAGCCACTACCAAAGCTAAACGGAAAGGTAAGGCGGCGGGTAAGCAGTTTGTAGCCCAGCCCAAGAGCATAGCCAGAAAAACAGCGGGATATAGATAATGGCGTATAACACTACAGGCACTGTTGCGTTCAACCTAGACCTCAATAACCTTATAGAAGAGGCTTTTGAGCGTTGTGGGCAGGAGCTTCGTTCGGGCTACGATATGCGTACCGCCCGCAGAAGCTTGAACTTGCTTACTTTGGAGTGGGCGAACCGTGGGTTGAATATGTGGACTGTGGAGCAGGGTCAGATTACCTTGGCTACCGGGCAAAGCACCTACGCCCTTCCCACAGACACAATAGACTTGCTGGATAGTGTTATCCGCACTGGTGCAGATAGCAACCAAATTGATATAAATATCAGCCGAATTAGTGAGTCTACCTATTCAACTATCCCTAACAAGAACGCTACAGGAAGACCTATTCAAGTCTGGATCAACCGGCAGTCGGGAGCTACAGCCGCTACTACGGTTACGCTAAATGAGACTCTTACTGCTACTGACACAACGATTACTCTGAGTACTACGGTAGGTCTGGCAAGTGCTGGATATATCAAGATTGACTCAGAAATCATCTATTACAGCGGCACAACCAGCACAACCATACAGAATTGTGTGCGTGGACAAGCTTATACCACTGCTGCGGCCCATACAACGGCTACGGCTATCTATGTAGTCAATTTACCAGCAATTAACGTCTGGCCTACCCCCGACAGCAGCCAAACCTATATCTTCGTGTATTGGAGGCTTCGCCGGATTCAAGACGCCGGAAACGGTATAAACGGGGAAGATATTCCGTTCAGGTTCCTGCCTTGTATGGTGGCTGGGCTGGCATTCTACTTGTCCATGAAGATACCCGGAGCCGAAGCCAGAGTGCAGATGCTTAAAGGGGAGTACGAAGAACAGTTTGCAATGGCGGCAACGGAAGATCGAGAGAAAGCTCCTCTGCGTTTTGTACCTAGAAATATGTTCTATGCCTAATCAATTTTCATCCGGCAAGTATGCAATAGCTGAATGTGACCGTTGTGGTCAACGGTACATGCTTAAAGAGTTAAAGAAACTTGTCATTAAGACTCAACTAGTAGCCATAAAAGTATGCCCAGAGTGCTGGGAGCCGGATCAGCCGCAGTTGTCGTTGGGTTTATATCCGGTCAATGACCCGCAGGCGGTACGGGAACCAAGACCAGACACCAGCTATGTAACATCTGGGGTAGGAGCGGATGGATACCCTAGCGGGGGTAGTAGAATCATCCAATGGGGCTGGAATCCGGTGGGCGGTTCTAGGCAGTTTGACGCAGCTTTAACCCCCAATAACTTAGCCCTCACGGTTAGTATTGGCACGGTTACAATAGCGGTTACTTAGGAGATTCAAATGGATAAGAAACAGGTTAAGAAGATTGCCGACAAAGAAATTAAAGGGCATGAGAAACGTCTACACGGCATGAAAAAGGGTGGCGTTACTTCGGTTGCGATGAAAGCAGTCGGTCGTAATATGGCTCGTGCGAACAATCAGAGGGGCAAATAATGGCTGACAATCTCCCGGCTTCTGCCTATGCCAAACCGCACACGATGACCGGTAAATCTGTAACCATCAAAAACAATCCCGGTTCCGGTAAGGATATGAGCGAACTTAGCAACCGGCGCATG